AATCCGTCAGCCACTGTGTCAAATGCCAATGTTTCAATTTTAACAAGCAATGATGGTAATACATCGAATGCCGTTGTACTCAATGCGTTATTAAGCAATTTGACGGCTGCGGGAACTTTTACAGATTTAACCATTGCTGCTCCTTACTTAGCCAATACGGTAGTATCGGGATCAAATACCAATGCGTTATTTGTAAAAGTAAATACCGCCTCTGGTAATAACAACACGGTAAACTTTGCAGTATTTGGTGATGTTGTAACCTTTTAATGTTTGACTGGGGATAGAATGACTACTGTATTTGTAACGAACAACACGGATCTTGAAGTGGTCGATGGCTACGATGGTAAATTCTATGAATTTAAAAAAGGGGTTACCGTAGAAGTACCTGTGTTTATTGCTGAACATGTGTTTGGTTACGATAAAGAAGATAAGTTTCAGTATTTGGCTCGTTTAGGTTGGATTAAAAACAATTTGGAAGTTAAAAAAGGTTTAGATCTGCTTGCACAAGTAGACATTCAAATTGAACGACCAAAAAAGAACCAATCGTTATCCCCGTTGGTGGAAAGAGTACCCTTGCCTGATTCAGCGCAGTCAAGGGGAAAAGTCCTTAAAACCGCTTAAATTATGAAAAAAACATGGCAACCTTACAGAGCTATCTCACCGATGTTCAACGATTGTTGCACGATGCCAACCTTAATTTCTATACTCAACAACAGTTAACTGATTATATAAATTCGGCGAGGGAACGTGTCGTTCGTGATACAGGGTGTTTACGACAAATTGTAGTTACCCAGACGCCAACGGTGCAAGGTGGTACGCCTACTCAATGGCTTGCCAATACTGCGGTTACAGCAGGTAGTTACGTCTTTAGTAATATTTTCATTTACCAATATCAAACGAGTGGCACAAGTGGTTCTAGTGCTCCACCGTACCCTGGCAATCAAACAAATAATTATTCCAATTACCCACCCAGCACAGCATTTGCTGATGGTACTGCCACACTTCTGTATGTTGGTAATTGTGAAATTATTACTTATGAAAATTTAACTTCTATATTGGCATCAATGCCGTTGTCCACAACAACAGGTAATACGGTGTTGGATATTGTAAATATCAATTTGTACTGGGGTAATACCCGTGTACCATTAGATTATTTGTCTTGGTCGGACTTTAATGCAAGATTACGGTTTTGGCAAAATTACATCGGTAGACCACTTGCTTTTAGTGTGTATAGTCAGGATCGTATTTACATTGGACCTGTACCTGATCAAGTGTACCAAGTAGAAATTGATTGTGTGTTATTGCCTAACGCATTGAGTTTAAGTACATCAACAGCAACAGATTCGATTAATGATCCGTATACGGTGGCAGTTAAATTTTATGCGGCATACCTTGCTAAATATTATGAGCAAAGTTTTGGTGAAGCTGAAATATACAAACAAGAGTACAGTAAACAAATCTCCTCGATTATTAACACCATTTATACGAGGCGTATTCCATCCATTTATAGTAGTCCTATGTAAATGGCTAGCGCAGAACAAAAAAAATCGTACAAGGTTGTTAAGCAATTTAAAAGTCTTAACACCAAAGCAAACCGCACCTCAATTGAAGATGATGAGTTTAGTTGGTTAGAAAACGCACAACCTGTTGGTTACGCTAACTTAAAAATTGTTCCTACTGTATCCAATGCAACCAATGCAACAGGAAGCATTGTTACTTTTAGTAATGTGGTGACCACGTTTGCATCGGTTAATCTTGGTCAATATGATTATGTGGTTGGTTTTGAAGCCAACGGTGCAGCACAATATTACAACCTACAAACCTTTGCAACGGGTAACGTGGCAGCGGCAGGTACATTCTCCAATGCTGGTATTACCTATTCTCAGTACAACAACGACAGAATGTTGATTCTTGATCCTAGTAAGGGTTTGTACTCATGGGATGGCAACAACACGGTATCCATTGGTTCAATTGGCACGATTGCATTAACGGCAGCTGGTAATGCGTATACGTCAGCACCAACGGTGGTTATTTCTGCTCCAGATCAAACTGGTGGTACACAAGCCAATGCGGTTGCTACTATTTTAAATGGTAATGTCAGTTCAATTACCCTTTTAACAGCCGGTACAGGATATACCAACGGTTCAAATGTCACGGTCACATTTTCAGGTGGTGGAGGAAGCGGTGCATCGGCAATTGCTGGTATTACTTCATTTGCTACAGGCACATTATCGTTTGCCGTCATCTCTGGCGGATCAGGGTATACCAACTCGGCAAATACCACCATTTCGTTTACAGGTGGTTGCGGTACAGGTGCAGCAGCTCAAGCCATTGTGCAAGGTAATGCAATTACCCAAGTGATTATGACCAACAATGGTACAGGGTATTCCAACGCAGCAAACATTTCAGTCACTATCACAGGTGCTGGTGGTAATACGGCGGTGTTACAACCGATTGTCAATACCAATCAAAACGTGGGTGTAGCCACTTTTAGTGGTCGTGTGTGGGTTGCACAAGGCAGAACTGTTTATTACTCAGCAGCAGGGTATTACAGCGATTTTACAAGCGTTTCCGCTGGATATTTGAATCTTACAGACTCCACATTGCATGGCAACATCGTACAACTCTTAGCTGCCAATAACTTTTTGTATATTTTTGGTGATGATTCGATTAACGTGTTTTCCGATGTTAGGGTAAGTACTACGGGTTTTACTATTTTTACAAATACCAACGTATCGGCATCGGTAGGCACAAAAAGACCGTATGCTATTTTTCCGTATTTCCGTTCTGTTTTGTTTATGAACGATTATGGTATTTATGCTTTGGTAGGATCAACTACTTCCAAGTTATCTGACAGTTTAGACGGAATGATACCGAATATTGACTTTAATAGTCCTATTTATGCTGGACAAGTCTTATTAAATAACATTTTGTGTGCTGCATTTAACTTTAGATATTATGATGCTGTATTTAGTCAGGGTTATCGTTACATTCAAGCCGTCTTTTTTGAAAAGAAATGGTTTATTACCTCACAAAATAATAACCTTGCCTATATCACTTCTGTACCTGTTCTTGGTAAAATAGGACTATACGGTACGGATGGTACAACGCTTTATCGTTTGTATAACGACTCTGGCAACACCATTGCATCGATTGTGCAGACGGCTTTATTGCCGATGGATGACAATATTCGTACAAAACAAGCATTAAAAATTGGTATTGAGGGTACAAATACCAATGCAGCAGCTAATTTGAATGTAACAGTGGATAGTGAAGCTGGATCTAGTCCAACAACAACATTAACCAGTTTGGTTGCATGGCAAAACAATGCGAGTCAGATTGTGCAGTGGAGTAATGCGTCTGGAACAATTATTGGGTGGACAACGACTGGGTATTCTTTATTTAAATCAGATGCAAAACAATATGGAAAATATTTGGGAATGACAATACAATCAAGTAGTACGCCAGGATTTGTTTATAACGGTTTTGAATTCGAACACGAATTAAGAGTGAGGTTCTAATGGCTGGAGTTCCGTATACCTTTGCAACTGCGTCAACAACCATACCGTTATCGCAGTTAGACACCAATTTTCAGACACCAATAACGATTGGTGCTACCAACATGAATCTTGGTCAAGTCGTTACGACCATATCAGGGTTAACACTTACCAATGTTAATATCACAAGCGGTAACGTCACGATTACTAATGTCACTGTCACCAACATTACAACCAATAATGCCATCATTACAGGTGGTACGATTAGCAATACGACACTGACAAATGTCACGATTACCAGTTTATCTACACCATTACCTAATAATTTATTGGCAAATTCAACGGTAACGTTTGGAAATGCAACGGTTGCTTTAGGTGGATCTATTGGTGCTATTGGTAATTTGAGTTTAGATAATGTCACAGTCAATAGTGTTAATACTACTTTTCCTAATAATTTCTTAGCAAATAGTTCTACAACACTGGGTAATGCGGTATTAACTTTGGGTAGTACAACTGCCAATATAGGTAATGTTACTCTTGCAAACATAACGGTTCAAAGTGGAACAATTGATAATACGGCTATTGGAGCAACAACTCCAACAACAATTAAAACAACCGTATTAACTGTTACTACGAGTTCTGCACTTGGTAATGCAACTGCCAATCAATTAAACAATACGCCCATTGGAAACAACTCTGCAGCAAATGGCACATTTACTAATTTAACATCCACTGTTTCATCTACTTTAGCAAATTTATCAAGCAGTAATGCCACAATTACTGGAGGAACAATTGGTAATGTCACATTAGCTAATGCAACTATATCTAGTGTTTCTAATCCACTTACAATTGCACAAGGTGGTACAAACGTCAGTTCTATCACTGCAAATGCTGTAATTATTGGAAATGGTACAAGTTCAATTCGGACAGTTTCTCCAGGAACATCTGGAAACGTATTAACGTCAAATGGAACAAATTGGATAAGTCAGGCTGGTGGTGCAGTAACAAATATTTCTAGTGGAACATCAAATGTTGCTATTGTATCGGCAAATGGAAATGTAACTTCGTATGTAAATGGTGTATTGCAGTCCACATTATTTTCTGGAGGACTATCATTAACTGGATCATTAGTTCTTGCAGGCAATACTAGCGGAAGTGTAACGGTAGCCGTTCCTGCTGTTGCTGGTACAAATACGGCAACATTCCCTGCTGCTACAGGTACAATAATGGTGTCTGGTAATATGCCAGCGTTTAGT